ACTAGCAGCTAATGTCTGACCAGCGAGTGGAACGGAAATCAAAGCCATGATATCTCCTTAAATATGCTTCCATGTTCTGTGATTTAGTATATTACTAATACTTCCTACAGTAACATTAAATAACAATCTAATTTTACTCAAAGAAAATCCATCTTTTCTTAATAACCTAATTTTGCGCACATCACATTCTTTTAATTTGGATTTCCATACTTTTTCACCTTTCGTATGTCGACCTTTATTAACTGTATCTAATGCACCTTCAGATGGCGTTCCTTCACGTAGATGATCTGGATTTACACATGCTCGATTATCACATGAATGCAAAATGAACATTCCTGAATTAATTGGTTTTTTAAAAATTTCATAAGACTTTCTATGGGCAAACACTACTTTTCCTAGTGACTTAATTTCGCCATATCCATATTGATTTTTCATTCCTTTCCAATTCCAACAGAATTCAGTTTTTTGTGTATATCCTAATAATCTGCATTTATCTGAACAAAATGCGCGTGAAAATTTTCTGAAACAAAAAACCAAACAAGTTTCGCATGGATACTTTATGTATTTTTTACTCATCTTTATACCTTCGTGTTTTTAATTTTTTACATCATAACACAAAGATATAGTATGGGTATACCCTCTCTTGGCTAATACGGCCAACCACCACCGAACCAGCCGCCTATATTGTAATTTTTTCCTTGCGTATAGATAGTAACTGTGCGTTCATTTGCCTGTTGTGTAAGCGTCGTTCTCAGAACTAACCTTTCTTGAGTCTTAAACTCAGGCATAATAAGCTCAACAGAATCATTATCCATACGATCTTCAAATATCTTTTTAGCAGCACCGTAAGCAATATATTGCCACCATTGCGATAGATATGGCATAGCACCTGGATCTGCTGGATTATTCATAAATTCAGTAGGTCTAACATCAACCTCTAGTTGAATACTGTATGTTTTATCTGGTACCGGTCTAATAGTAAACTTAGTATCATAATACAGCATTGCAATAGGCTTACCTGGTTGGTAAAGAATTCCTTCAAACCAAATAGGCGCTGCAGTCTGCGTGAGAGATGGAAATGTTACTACAAATTCACCTGTCACATAGTTAATATAGTTATTAGGGTCTTGTGTCGTATCAAATGGCACAACTAACGGAACATTTGCTTGCGTAAGATTACCAATCGTATTACTTATGGGAACATCTACCATTATCATTGATGTACCGTTAGTATCCACACAGTTAATGTTCACATTCCTTTGTAAGATAAACGGTAGATTCGTTGATGGAGCAGTAATACGTCCTATAAAAGGTCCTGATGAATTATTACCCCTTAAAAGCGTATCTAATATCGTATTAGTTTGTGGCCACATTCCATAAAATACATCACGCCACTGTGTATAGAAGCTTTGAATTCCTGCCATAAATACTGGAGGATGGATTGCCACGTATTTATTTTTAAAGTTATACAATGGATCAGTAGTAACAGTAGTATTAGTATCATAAACATCTATACCCGGTTGAGTATAGAAGGTTAATGTAGTTCTTAATGAAAATAACCGTAAATGCTCAGGGAAATCATACAAAATAAATGTATTGATATACTCATCCAATTGCTCATTAGTGATCTGAGATGTAGATGGAGTTCGCGTTAATCTACGTACCTTGGTACGAATAGCTTGCAAGGTAGAATAAGAAGAATCTGGAATTATTGCCATTACTCACCTCCTTTTCCTAAGGGTATGGTAAAACGTTTTGGGTAGCTTCTGTTAATAGTTCATTCACTTCACCAATAGGCACCACCTGTGCAGGTGTTCCAAATGCACCTGGTTGATAGTCAGGCACAACGAACGCATCAAAATTAGTAGTATCAATTGGTATAGTAAACTGCGTATCATTAACTACCGTTATAGGACCATACAATTGATTAACCTGTACCATACCAAATCCATAAGGCACATACAAACGAACAATTAATCCTGTTGAATACTGATGGTTACCAGGATTAAGTCCATCAAGTGTAGTCGTTACCAATGCGTTCTCGTCTTGTGTAATGGAAAGTATATTTCTCATCGCACGCTGGAACGTTGGGAATGCTACTGCGTAGTAATTCGGTGTATTTGGTATAGCCACGTATCACCTCTATGGAGAAGCGGTTACTTCTACTAAGTTACTTGGATACATATCTGCATCATCATCCATATATTCTAATGAATGGAATGCGTAGCGATGTACCTTTTTAGCCATTTGTAGTGAATTTGTTTGTAATCTTCCATCTGCGTTTTGTGCGGTACGAATACCTTGCTGTCCAAACTCACCTTGAAGGTGTTGGTATTCTTTGTAATAACAATTGTTGTTCAAGTGACGTGCAACGCCTCGTGGTAAACTGTAGCGTTCGCCGTCCCACAATTCATATACTGCATTCTCATCATTTGGATAGTACTTATAACTAAAAACAACAGAACCGCGACCACCATTAGTTGCAGGATTCTCAAGGTTCTTAAATATCCCCGTCACCATCTCGGCGTCACGATCACGCATCTTCTTGATTTGCTTTGCAAAATCTTCACGAGTGATCTTTTTAGGGGAACTTTGAGATACTGTAGCTGATCTAACTTCTGGTTTGTTCATAATTTTCCTCATGTATATGGGAAGGATATTTTTCAATACCCTCCCCAATTTTTATCTATTGATTATCTACGCTAAATGATTTACCAGCAACCCAATAGATTATATCGTCTTCAACACCAGCAGGAGAACTTGACCCTGCTCGCAATTGAATACCTATTAATCCTGTGTTACGAGTAGCATCACCAAGAATATCAACACCAGCTACGAGAGCTTCTGCAGTATTCTCACCCATAGGAACAACTTGAGCTGGAGTAAATCCAGGTGCAGTTGTTAATGGGAAGGCAAATGCAGTGAATCCAGTGGTATCAACATCAATAGTGATAGTATTCATTTCACCATCAGCATCTGGTTGATCAATATCAACAATAGTAACTTGCATTCCATCTAGTTCGGTCATACCGTATGCTACAGCAGTAACGGTAGGAATGATCAGTCTTACTACTTGTCCTATAGAATAATCGTGAATTACTGACAAGGTCACAATAGCTTGTGTAGCTTGTGAAATCTTAGTAATAAAACGAGTACTTGGATAGAACAGAGGATTGTAAGGGATACGACGGAATGTACCAGCACCTGGGTTAGCGTTTGCTATTCCAGCCATGAATGCAAGCTCAAAGCTTACCCCTGGAGTTATAGTATCAATAGTAAAATCTAAACCACGAAGCTGTAAAGCTCCAACAGTAGAGAATATACGCACAATATCACCATCACTGAGTGATGAAGTATTAGCAGTATTAACTACAGGAGGGTTTGCGCTTGTTATACCAGTAAGTGCCAATGAAGGACCTGGTAGGTTAACTGAAGTATCAATGAGATAGAATCCTGAGTTAGCAGCGATTTGAGCTACAGCAAGAGCGCCTGTTACGGCAGTCTTAGTGTAAATCGTACCACGACCTTGCGTCATTCCCCGTTGCCAGTAGAATTCAGCGCCAGTCCCTGCACCTGCAGCATATGATACTGTCAGGTTTTTAACCCACATCCAATCTAAATCAGAGCGTATTGCGATTATTTTCGCTTCGCCATCAGCGGTGAAGCGACCTTGATTAGTTCCTGAAAAAACAACTGACATCGTATTCTCCTTATCGTAGTGTACAACGCATGTTGGTTATCCAGAGATCATTCAGAATACGCGGAACTTCAGCAAATACATAACCAATGGTTACGTTCTGAAATAACGGATCTGAGAACACTGGCGGTCTATACAAGAATCGTGCAGAATAATTATCTTGCTCAACGCAAGCTAATGCTTCCATACCTTGTACAAACACGTTATAAACATCGTTACCTAATCCTGAAGCGTTTGGTGAAACAGACGCTACTGAAGAAAGCATGAAGCGGACGTTATTAACACTTCCCCACTCACTTCTTAATACACGATTGTCGTTTGGATAGTTCCATTTAGAAATGAACCCGTTTATATTGTTCAAATCTTTGGAAAGTTTAGTGTGACCTAAAGCCAAATACGCATCACGCACTGGACCTGTTCCAAATTTATCTTCACCACCGATAGTATCTAAAATCATCCATGCATCATTGGTTAACAATGAGGAGGTAACTTCATCAATATCAGAAAGAGATAGATCAGTTGGAAGATCACCATTATTACCACCAGTACAGTTATACATGGAAGCAGTAGATGCTAACATGTCACGTGTTAATTGATCTTCAGTCATACGTAGACTCAGACCTAAAAGTTCTGCAGTCTCGTTTAAAACTGGATCTTGGTTTTGTAAGGTAACTTGTTGGTTAATAGCTACGTATAATCCATAAAATGACATAGTAGCATCAATATCAACACGATTTAATGGAGTCGCTGGAGGTGTTGCGCCGCTAGGTCCCAAAGGAACTGGAGCAGTTGGCAATCTATCATAGCGAGCCATACGTAACGTTCTTCCGCCTTTAGCTGGCAACCGTTTGGATAGTGCACCTAATTTCATGATCAGGTTCGGTGTTCTTACCGATAAAAGCACATCATCAAACGTTTGCTGAACTGGAGCAGGAAGCGTTGTAGGTGTAGTTATCATACACGCACTCCTAAAAGTACAAACATATATAAATTAGACTTATTTTGACTTAGAGGTGAACGACTTCTCGTTTCGTTCTGAGTGTGACGACTACTCATTTCGTCTGAAGTGGCGAGCTTCTTTACGCCTGTGGTAGCGAGCCACATTTCGCTAAGAGATAGTATAATAAGACTTATCGTAAAAACACAAGAATTGTAGAAATGAAACATCCCCATAAGCAGTGTGTCTTATGAGGACCAATAAAAACAGAATATCTCAATTAACTCCCTATGTCTCTTCAAAGTTTTCTAGAAACAATGATCCAATCAATATTTTCAAATACGATTGCGGAATCCGCGCGGTTCCGCTCTTGTCCGCTTTATAAAAATTGATAAATAGTTTATGAAACATCCCCATAAGCAGTGTGAACTTATGAGGACGGTCATAATAGTAGGTTCCAACCAAAAAGGATAAACTGGAACCCAACATAACATACGTTAATATCTAACGTAAGACAACTTTACTGCTTATAACGCTTGGCTTCTTCAACCTGGCGACGAAGTTGATCTTTACGAGCTTCGGTGAGGATCCGACGATCATAATCACCAACACGCGCTAATGGCGTATCACCAGATTGCGGAGCAGCATTGGCAGCTGAACGAGGTTTCATTCTATTCTCTTCTACTTTTTTATCAAGTTCTTGGTATTGATCATCAAGAACCCCGCTATGCTTAATGAATTCGTATGCTGCATATCCCTTATCGTATACATCAGGGTTAGAGAGAATAGTTCTGTATAATGCAGGCTTTTGTTGCTCTAACTTCTTGAGGTTATCTTGAGTCACAACAGTATCAAAGTCATTGAATTGATTCTTGAGTCTCATCTCTGCTTGAGCTAATGCATTCTGTTGGTTATATTCTTCAAACTGTCTCTTGGTGTTCTTCAATTCTTGTTTAAGGTTCTTAACATACTTCTTGAGATGTTTACCTTCAATATATGTGTCATCACTGATATCAATATCATCGTCTTCATCAACAACTTGCATCTTAGTTGTTTGTTGTTGGGACATATTCATCTGAACCATACGCTCTAATTCTAATGCTCTTCGCTCTGCTGATTCAGCACGTTCTCTCAGAACACGCATACTTGCCTGTTTTGATAATTCATGATCAGTATTTTGTTGAACTGATTGTTCTTGTTGTGCTGACTGGACATTTATGGGCGCCTGTTCTTGTTCAGCTGGATACAAATGTTCTTTTGCTGCATCTAACTCATCAAACATGTCTTCTCCTCATCGTTGATCTTAATAACTGCATCTATCTTTTCACCGTTTTCTTTTTTTACCCATTCAAGAAGCTCGCCACTTTCCATCAAAATAACAAACTTAGCCAAATCAGCTGTTTCTTTGTCATTCATATACTTCATTTTATTATTGAGTATGTGATAATACAAAATCGGATCTGGTATAGACCACAGAAACTCAAGTTGACCAGTAAATGTCTTGTATTTCCATACTGATTGCTTATACACAGGCGTTGGACATGACTTACGTGCCAATTGTATCACCTTAGGTTGCCTCAACACACGATCAACAGTAGTAATAAGTACTATATAAAAGTCTTTTCCAATGTAACCATCTTTATTTTTAGCTTCATCTGCCGTTTGGGCAAGACGAACCATAATATCCGGCTCCATGGCACGACGATATTCGGTGATATCATCTTCAAGATCTAACCGTAAATGGTCATGTTCTAGAATCTTTTGCCCTGCTAACTTCTTTTGCTCCATACTTCTCCTTATGTTGCGATCATGATAATGCAACAAAAATGTGGAAAACGAGAGAATAAACGCACATATCAATTGTTGCTTTGTAGCGCAATAATAATAAAAATAGCTAACAATATCAAAAAAGTATTTTAAAAGAGCATTTATTCTTTACCCTTTGTGTAATATATGTTACTATTTTAATTACTAAATACACAGTGTGAATTTTTAATAGGAGTTAAACTATGTTCTAATAACCACGTTCTCTATCGTTTCATTTAATAGTACTACAACAAAATCAGGA